CCGTGGGCATCAACGATGCAGCTATGGCGATGGGCGAAGCGGCAGAGCAGCACCCTCCGTACGGTCGGTACACCCAGGTTGTCCACGGCTGGTCAGAAGCGTTCCGCCCCGCCCCGTACCCGGTTGAGGTGGGGGCGCGTGGCAAGTATCGACTGAACGCCGCGTTTGCCGAGTGGATGATGGGACTTCCCGAAGGGTGGATCACGTCGGACGAGATTGGACTTAGCCGACGCGACCAGTTGAAGGCTATCGGTAACGGTGTGTGCCCTCAGCAGGCGCACCTCGCACTGGAGCGACTGTTTGGCGGTGCTTACTCTGCCTAGCTTCTTCGTTGAGGGGGTTCCGGCACCGCAGGGCAGTAAGTCCGGGTTTATCCGTGGGGGCCGGGTGGTGTTGGTGGAGTCGAGCAAGAAGGTGAAGCCGTGGCGAGAAGCGGTGGGGGCGAAGGCGCGAGAGTCGGTGGGGGAACTACTGGACGGGCCGCTAGAACTGACGGTCGAGTTCATCATGCCCCGCCCGAAAGCGTTGGGGGATAAACCCGCACCACCGATGGTGCAACGCCCAGACGCCGACAAACTCCTGAGGTCCACCTGCGACGGCCTGACAGGTTCCGCATACGTGGACGATTCGCAGGTCGTCACCATCCACGCGCACAAGAGGCGCGCTGAGCCGGGGGAAGCGCCCGGAGCGCACATCACACTAACCACCACCAACTGACAGCGCGTGTGCCGCTGAACTGCCCCCGCGCACATACCAGCGGGGGCTACCAACCATGCAAGGAGACACTTTGACCGACGTTACTTACTTCGATCTCAACAGTGAAGTCAACATCCTGAAAGACGGGAAGCTTCAGCTCGACAAGGACCGAGAAGCAGCCCGCGCCTACCACCTCGAATACGTCAACACCCACACGCGGTTCTTCCACTCCCTCGAAGAAAAAACCGACTACCTCGTAGGGAACAACCTCTGGGACCGAGCCACGGTTAACCGATTCACCCCAGAACAGTTCAAGTCCCTGTTCAAGCTCGCCTACACGTACAAGTACCGCTTCCAGTCATACATGGGCGCGTTCAAGTTTTACCAGGCGTACGCACTTCGAGACGTTGACGGCGAGACGATCCTAGAGCGGTTCGAGGACCGCGTTGTTATGGTCGCTATCGACCTTTCGGGTGGCGACTTCCAGCAGGCGCGGGACATTGTGGACGCGATCATCACCGGACGTTTCCAGCCCGCTACCCCCACGTTCCTGAACGCCGGTAGGGCGCAGGGCGGGGAGCGCGTGTCATGCTTCCTACTGCGTGCCGAGGACGACACCGAATCCATCACCCGCACATTCATGTCGGCGGCACAGCTGTCCCGGCGTGGCGGTGGTGTGGGAATCAACATCAGCAACATCCGCGAAGCGGGCGCACCAGTCCAGGGATTGAAGGGCGCGGCACGAGGGCTGATCCCACCGGCGAAGGTTCTGGAAGACACGTTCTCCTACTTCGACCAGTTGGGGCAGCGTCAGGGCGCGTGCGCTATCTACGTCCACGCAAACCACCCCGACGTGATGCAGATCCTCGACTCCAAGCGCGAGAACGCGGACGAGAAGATCCGACTGAAAACCCTTTCCGTGGGGATCATCATCCCCGACATTGCGTTCGAGCTGGCGCGGGACAACAAGGACATGTACCTGTTCAGCCCCTACGATGTGGCGAAGGTTGAGGGCAAGCCGTTCGTTGACTGCGTGGTGTCCGATCGTTACCACGATTGGGTGGAAGATGAGCGGATCACGAAGAAGAAGGTGAAGGCCCGCGACTTCTTCCGCACCCTGTCTGAGGTGCAGTTCCAGTCTGGGTACCCGTACTGCATGTTTGAGGACAATGCTAACCGCCAGCACCCGATGGGTCACGTGGGCAGGGTTAGCCAGTCCAACCTTTGCAATGAGATCTACCAGCTCCAGACCCCCTCGGAGTTCAACCCGGACGGGTCGTTCAAGGTCGAGGGGTCGCAGATCTCGTGCAACCTTGGTTCGTTCAACATGGGGAAGATGCTCGGCCTGACCACGGATGAGTTCGTGGACACGGTTGTTGTCGCAACGAAGGCGCTGGATCAGGTGTCGCGCACGACCAGCATTGACGCCGTGCCGGATGTTCGTAGGGGTAATGAGAACTCGCGGAGTATCGGCCTGGGGCAGATGAACTGGCATGGTGCGCTCGGAAGCCTTGGTATTGAGTATGGATCGCCGGAATCACTGTGGATCTTGGATCGCTACATGGCTAGGGTGACGTGGGCGGCGATGCTCGCGTCAACGCAGATCGCACGAGAGTACGGCCCGCACGCATGGTTCGACGGGTGCGAGTACGACACCGGGGAATGGTTCACCCGTGTAGTCGATCCGAAGGTGGATGAGTTCGGGGATGACCTGGAGATCATGCCCGGACTGTCCGCACCGTCACGAGCTGAGTGGGATGCGCTGCGACTGGAAGTGGCGAAGTACGGCATGGCGAACGCCTACCTTCAGGCAATCCCACCGACCGGCAGTATCTCGTACATCAACCACTCCACGTCCTCTATCCACCCGGTGGCGTCCGGTGTGGAGATCCGTAAGGAGGGGAAGCTCGGGCGCGTGTACTACCCGCAGCCGCACCTCACGAACGAGAACGCTGCACTGTTCCAGTCCGCCTCAACCATCGGATACGAGAAGCTGATCGACACCTACGCAGTGTCGCAGCATTGGGTGGACCAGGGGCAGTCGTTGACGATCTTCGTCCCCGATACCGCAACCACCCGCGATCTCGACCGGGCACGGATCTACGCCTGGCGCAAGGGATGTAAGGGGATCTATTACATCCGCATCCAACAGCCGGCCATGACGGGCACCGCTGTGGAGGGTACCGCTGCCGGGTTCTGCGAGTCCTGCGCACTGTAACCAGCGGGAGGCGGGGAGCGCATACCCGTCACGCTCATCTAAACGAGGGAGAAACAAATGAAGGAATCAGCAGCACTAATTATCGCGGTCGCAGTGCTCCAGGGCTTGCTCGCCGCCGCGCTTGTCGAGTGGGGGATTCGCCCACTGGTCGCAGAGTTCGGGCATGAGGTGGGGTTCGGGCCTGTGTTCATCACGATTGTGTTGGGCCTGCTCGTGTTCCGGGATACGCGCATCGAGACGAAGGAGAACAAATGAACAACTACAAGCGGGCGCGGGAAGTGCTCGGAGGGTACCGGCTCCTCGCAAGGGGACTGCGGGATGAGGGGCTGATTGCACCGGATCTGCCAGAGCCGACCGTGAAGGATGACGGGTGGGTCGAGTGGGGCGGCGAGGTCGCATTCCATCCCGACGAGGGGTTGTGGTCCTACGACAACGGGGCGATGACCCTGGACTCGCCAGACCGCTTGCGCGAGGTTGCGCTGATCTACCTCGCCGCAGCGAAGTACGCAGAGGAGAACGCATGAAGTCAGTAGCGGACCTACTACCCGCACCGCCAGACGGCAACAAATGGTGGGTGACCGTACTCAACAGCAACACCGGGGAACTAGGGATCACCCTCACCCACACGAAGCCGTACCACGTGTGGGGGAAAACAACGATCAACGAGAAATGGACCCCGGCGAAAGTACGTAAGACGCTCGCCGGGATGATTGAGGAGGCGGAGACTGGACGCGCAGCAGCTTAGGCAACACCTGGATCACACCATCGACGCGATCCGGCGACACCGGGCACGAATCCAACGAGGCGGGATCGGATACAGCGACACCCCAACGTTCGGCGGGTTCGGCCCAAAGAGTCCCTGCAACGATGCGATGATGGACCTAGCGGACACTGAGGCGGCGTGCCTGGGGAACATTGCACTCACCTGTATGCGGCGGGGAACTATCCCGCCTGTTAGCCTGCGGCCACTGTGGTTCACGAACCGGGGGAAGTGCATCGGACTGCGACTCATCGGCCACGACGAGGACGAGTTCGACTTGTTCGGCAATCACACGGGGGAAGATTACCTCGCACCGTTGTTCCCGATTGTGAGTCGGCTGAAGGCATATGCGGCTGAGGTTGTGGAGACAGAGGGGGTGGAATGGTTGCTGTACGAGTGGGAGCATGTGCGAGACCTGTACCACGAGATGTACCCGACGGAAGCGCCGGAATGGGGCAGCGCGGAAGAGGCCGCGAAACTCTGCGGTAGATCTGTCTACACGATTCGAGACTGGAGATATCAAGGGGTGATTCGGTGCTTAACCGAGGGAGGGCCAATCCAATACTGCTTGGACGATGTGATGAAGATGGCGAAAATAAAGACAGAGAATATGCATAGAGGGACCCTCACTAAACCCGTGCTATAATAATTGGGTAAGGTTTTCAGGGAAGACTTGAAACCCTTACCTCTTCTCCTTCTGTGGTTCTCCTACCCCGGTCCTCCTGCCGGGGTTCATGCCAAACGCTTACGCAAGCCGACACCGGACAAACGATTGTTGCCGCCGGATCACGGACTGTAAACGCAAGGCACCTACTTCTATAGCCCAATGGCAGAGGCAACGGATTCAAAACCCGTTCAGTGCAGGTTCGAATCCTGCTAGAAGTACCACCCCCTCCCTGCTAGCCGAGGGGGCTTTGCTCCTGACCGTCCCCGGACTGGTCAGCGTTTTTGGAGTCGTTACCCGTAGGTTAGCGGTGCTGCAAAGGTCGCAGATTGGCCGGTCACTCCGGGCAGTGCGGGGTTCGATTCCCCTCCATCGCGCAGGGTTCAGTCAGCGTGGTCATGCTCACTGAACCGAGGGGTACTGGTTGCTACAGGCAGGTGCCCCATTGTTACCGGTAATCCTTACGGATACGCCGAAGCCCTGGTGACGTACGCGGAACTAGGGAACGCCCCGGACGCGGGGCAGCGTCATTGGCGAAGTTGGTTCGCACCAGTGCAAGTAGCTGGAGACCCGGGTTCGAGTCCCGGATGGCGCACGAACCTGCCGTTTGCGGATGGTAGGAAGCGCGGCTGTCGGTGATCCTCGCCGGACGACGAGACCCGACAACGCCAGCCATCACGGCGCGTGACAGGCAGGCACCAGGGGTTCAAGCCCCCGGCACGCACAACACCCCCCCCTCTCATCGAACAGGGGGGGGCACCTACAACACCAGAGGGGAGGGCACACACCATCCCCCTACACATCATCACCGGTCCCCCCGCCGCAGGGAAGAGCACCTACATACGAGACCACCGGCAACCCGGCGACATCACCATCGACTACGACGAAATCGCCAACACAATCGCCGGCGAGACTGTGGACAACCACACGCACACCGACACGGTGAAGGCAGTGACACAGGCCGCACGACGAGCAGCCATCACGGAAGCCGTGAAGCACGCCAACACCACAGACGTGTGGATAGTAGACAGCACGCCGTCTGCTAAGACCCTCGACAAGTACAGGCAAGCCGGAGCGGAGATCCGCACCATCGACCCCGGCAAGGCTGTAGTCATGCGACGGTGTAAGGCCGAGCGGCCACCGCACATGCTGAAGGTCGCAGCCGCATGGTACGACCGAGACAAGCCGAAGACAGCAGCACAACGCGGCTACGATCACAGGCACCAACAAGTACGCAAACGCCTCATGTTCAACATGAAAGACGGCACACCGTGTGAATGGTGCCAACGCCCAATGTGGAAAGACCCCGCCAAGAACTTCGACGGCGCGGCACTAGAAGCCGACCACACGCGAGACCTGAAGCACCACGGGCCAGGGGACGCTGACCGCCTACTGCACAGGGCATGTAACCGTAGCCGAGGTGCAGGGCACGACGAACGCCAACCCGGAAACGAACAGGTGGCCGAATCGAACGAACCAGACGGCTTCACCTGGGGATAGGCAACCCAAACCACAACATGTGGACAACCTAAGACCCCACCCCACAAAATATTGAGGGGGTGCCCCGCCTGACTCGGCCCCGCCGCTCCGCTATCTCGTTTCTCTCTCCCCGTAGTTCCACAATGCCCCTGTACGGCCTTGCATGGCCCTTCTGACGGGCTTTTAGCGCTGCTAGGTGACGTTGTCAGTCTTGTTCCTTCAATCCGTTAGGGGGCCACACAGTGAGTAATTCTGATGAGGACATTGTTCGGATCTTCGACGGGCTGGTTTCGACGGCGCTGGAGGCCCAAGAAATCATCAGGGAGCGGGGTGTGACGGTCGAGGTGAACGGTTCGTTGGTCCCGAACCCGGCTGTTCTGATCGAACAGAAGTGCAGTGCGGAGATTGCGCGGTGGACGACTGCCCGGCCTGACCTGTTTGGCGAGCGTAAGCGCACGTCGGCTTCGTCTGGTCGTGGGAAGTTCCAGTCGTTGAGGGCTGTGGAGTGAGGGGGGTGAGCGGGTGGCGCTGCTTGGCATCCGTGAGCCTCGCTTGTCTCATGTTCCCGATGGTGATGTTGCGCGGGGCGATGAGGCGGTGGAGTTCGCCAGGTTCTGCGGGCTGACCCTGTACCCGTGGCAGGAGGATTTGCTGCGGGATATGTGCCGGACGGATGAGTCGGGGTTGTGGTCGGCTCGTGAGGTTGCGGTGGTTGTTGCCCGCCAGAACGGTAAGGGCGAGGTTCTGGTTGCCCGTGAGTTGGCCGGCATCTTCTTGTTCGGTGAGCGGCTGATCTACCACACGGCGCACTTGATGGAAACGGCGCTGGACGCTATGGGCCGGTTGTGGGATGTGATCTCGGAGCACCCGGACCTGATGGGCTGGTGGGCGGATGAGTTCGAGGGTGAGCCGGAGCTGATGAAGTCGAACGGCAAGGAGGCTATCCACTTCCCGAATGGTGCGTCGGCGGTGTTCCGTACGAGGACGAAGAAGACGGGCCGTGGTCGGACGATCGATCTGCTGATCTTTGACGAGTGCTACGACCTTCCGGTCGAGGTGTTCGCTGCGATGAACTCGACGACGGCTGCTGTGGAGAATGCGCAGAAGGTGTTTATCTCGTCGCCGGTGAATCGGTGGGAGCATATGCACGGCGCGATCTTCTCGGCTAAGCGGTGGGCGGGCATTGACGGCGAGGACGGGATTCTGTTCAAGGAGTGGTCGATGCCCGAGGGGGCCGATCCTCTCGTGGAGCAGTCGTGGCGCATCGCTAACCCTTCCTTGGTGGATCGTGGGCCTGGTGTGCAGTTGAGCGAGATCCGGGCTGCG